TTACTTGTCGAATATAGAAATAGCATCATGTTTCTTTTGAGTATACAAGTGGCTATATGTACCCATTGTTTCAGTTATTTGAGCATGACGCATTAGTGATTGCAGCACAAATATATCTACTCCATTATTTGCCAAGAAAGACGCATACGAATGTCTTAAGGCATGTATGTTATAATTAGGGAAAGCTTTGTTGAATTTCTTATGCACATGGCTATAGTGCTTAGGTGCTAATCCGCCAAAAATAAAATAGTTCTGTTCATCAAAGTATTTGTTCATCTGCTTTTCACGTTGGTAGCGTTCAGATAACATTTCGTTGATGAACATAGGTAAGGGAACTATATCTTCAGAGCTTTCTGTTTTTGGTCTGGAGTATATAGTCCGATTAGAGATGTCCATTGTTTTATTGATGGATATCTCTTTTTTATATTTATTGTAATCCGTCCAAACTAAAGCCATAGCCTCGCCTACTCTTAATCCTGTGTAAAACATCAATGTGAATAGTTCCCGATAGTCCTGTTCTTCCACATCTTTCACACGATCTTCAAATTCTTCCCTCATCATAAATTTTGGTTTCGGTTTAGATCTCGGAATTGGTTTTATTGAAATAGTGGGGTCGATTCGCAAACCAAAATATTTTTTAGCGTAATTGATAACAACTTTAAATCCTGACCAAACTGTACGTGCGCTGTTAACTGAATTGATATTATCCATAAGATACTTTCTAAACTCTTGACATTGCTGTTGAGTGATTTTATTCATGCTGATATGACCAAATTTAGGTTGTATATGAAGTTTATATTCATTTTCTTTACGTCTTTTAGTTTTAGGACGCAAGTCACTGTTATCTAAATAGTGGTAAAATGTATACTCAAACGTATTCGAATCGCTATAACCATCATTCACTTCTGTTAAAAAAGTAGCTTCTGCACCTTTAGCTTCACGTTTAGTTTTAAAGCCACGTTTAAGTTTTCTTTTATTATTTCCATAAATATCTTTATATCTTACACTAAAGTACCATGTGCCATTTTTCGCGTCTTTGTACACGGACATTTTGCACTCCTCCTCAAAAAAGTAAAAAATAATAAGGGTACGTGGGGGTACCCAGAAATTATATTCTTGAATTGTTGTTTATAATGTCATATAATGTATTTAAGATAACTCGAGAAGGATTAACGCTGGGTCCCAAAATGGGGTAGGTGCTTTATGCACTGAGCATTCCTATGTGCCTGGGGTTATCTTTTTTTATTTCTCAAACTATCCACAAATTTTGTTGGATTCTTTTTTATTTCACTAATAATAAACTCAATAAATTGTTGAGAATATGTAAAAGATTCTTGTTTTCCTATTGTATGCTTGTATGCATACTTTTCTTCATTTTTAACATCATAAAAATCAATTATTAAATTTAATACATATTGATTGAACCCTTTAGAATATGATAGATTTATATTCTTCTTTTTAAGCCTCTCGTTCACTGCTGTTATTACATTATTAAATGAATATTTATGTGTATCGGACGGATCTTTATATTCTTTTATAAAGTCAACTTTATTATCCGCATCTTTGTGAACAGCTACCATAAAATCGGCATCTTCTGACTTCTTCGTAATGTACAGATTTTGTTTGATGCCAATCGAAAACTTATCAGAATTATATTCTTTACTTAACACGTCTATTTCATTGGATTCTTTAATTAATTTTTCTGCAATTTCAGGTGGATACTTCAATTTTATTTGTTCGTTAGATAACGGTTCATAACTAGCAGAAATCGTTAAAAAGTTTTGAGAAATGTTCTCTGAAACATCTTTGCTATGGAATTTCATGGTTTCATTAATATAATTCATAACGCACGCTTGAAATAATGGAGCGTATTTAATCTCGTATTCTTGAGTTATAAAGTGAGTGCTTATATTTCTTAAATCCACAATTTTCTCTAAATTTAATCTTATGCGAGTATTGTAATCAGGATAAACTAATTTAATGGCATTAGATAAACTAATTGTTCTATCAGGATTATCTTCATAATAAATATTTTCTCCACGATTCAATAGTTCTGCTTTTAACATTAACTCCCATGCATTACATATAAAGAATGAAAAACCTTCAATCCTATATTTAATTGTGGGTTTGTTGTATATTTCTAAACCTAAGATAAATGACTCAATACTTTTATCAACTAATTGTTTACTTAAATTTTCCATCCCTCAACCCTCATTCCTTGTAATATAAAAATAAAATTGCTAGAATAAAAACAGTTCTTCTCATTTGAGATGAATTAAAAGTAAATGTCTTCGTAATGGCGCACCGTTCCTTTTTAGTAAGGGGCGGTGTTTTTTGATGTTTATTTCAATTCAAAATCTCTATTCATGTGTTTTAAATGAGGTGAATGTTAAAATTCCCAATAAGCCAATTATTGATATGAGAATAGCTATAAGAGTGCAAAAACTGTTATCACTGTTGTTATTATTCACTTAAGTCGTCTCCTTTTTTACCTAAAAGAAACTTCATAAATTCTTCTTTTGTCATATTACTTAAGCTATCTTCAGTTATTTTTTCTGTAACATAGGGAAAGCTGTTTATTCTTTTTAATATTTCAATTAAACTCCATCCTGTTTCATCTAAGATCTCTTTAATATCCAACTTTTAAAATCTCCTTTAAAACATTAAAATAAGATTAGTAAAATAGGTAAAACTAGAAAAATAAGGACTATGGCTATAAAAGATAAATCCTCTACCATATGATTATCATTTAGTTTTTTCAATATAAACATCTCCCTTGAAAAATAAAATTAATATTGTTAGACTAATAATAGTTCACCTATTAATAGTGATCTAAATAGATATTTGTATTTGTACGCCGCTCCTTTCCCCAATTAGGAGCGGTGTTTTTTATAATTTCCTTAACATAATAGAATTTGTTATAATAAGTTTAGAAGTTGAAAACACTTCTGCGAGGACTTTATACCTTTTTCAATATTTTCCGCCGTCTGATTTTTATATTTTATCAGGTGGCGGTTTTTGCTTTCCGAAATTGATTTAATTAATCCTTCTCACCTCAATAACCCTCAACGGCGCATACGTAATAGACGTGATTATAAAATTACTTTGCCTAGTAATATAACGTTTTATGAAGAAGGACTATTTAGCAAGTTCTACTTCCATTTCTTCTTCGGTCATTAATCCGGCGTCAACCCATTCTTGATACTTTTCGGCTCTTAAACTTTCTTTAGTTTCTCCATTTTGTAATCTTACGGATTCTTCGTATGCTTGAACAGAACCTTGTGGAACTTCGCTTTGTGGAATTACGCCATTTGCAACAGCGCTATTATATGCTTGTGTTTTTTGTTCTTCAGTATAATTACCGTAAATTACACTCTCTAATACAGATTGATCAGTTATATTTGTTATATTAATTATAGATTGTTGAGTTGTATTTGTTTCATCATTTTGCGATTGGTTACTAGAATTGTTATAAGTTGAATCTCCACCCTGAGTTGATGATTGTTTTTCTTCAGTAGACTTTTCTTCTTTATTCTCTTTTTTATTCTCAACAGTCGATTTGCTAGGCTTTTTCTCGCTAGCTTTTTCAGTTTCACCTTGGTTACCACATGCACTTAAAACTAAAGTACTTGCGAATAATACCGATAAAATTTTCTTCATAGTTTTAATCCTCTCAATCTATATTTTTTATTATAAAAACCCTCAATGGCTCAAACGTAATAGAATAATTGCCATAGTGAGTTCCGATACCATACTTCTTTTTATAATGCTCAACACAATCTAGTACGTGACCTTCTGAAATCTCAAAAAAATTAGCAAGCTCGTACAGATTATGTACACCTTGCTTAAACGCCTCGACTATACCTGACAGGGGCATAGATGTTTCGTACGAATAGCGTCTTGCGTAATTTTCGAATTTTCGGTTGTTGAACTGTGATTGATCTAAGATGTTACCGTATGTAATTTTGTGATGTGCTAGTTCTTCTAACAAAGTTTCATACTTCTTAGCATTCGACATATTACTTTTAATATAAATTTTACCTTCGTAATACAATCCACTTTGATGACTAGGAAAGTCTGACCTTTCTTCAACATCAATATTTTCTGAAATAATTAATTCTTCATATCTTCCCATCAAATCACCCTTTGTTGCAAATGTTATCTGTTTTTACGTCTTTTAATTATTTCGATGAATTGCATTACTTCATCCATTTCTTCTTCAGTTAAGTCTTCTTTGTCAAAATGAGCGGCAATTGTTTCTTGGTATAAATTGTTTTCTTCAGTAATTCTTGATTTAGGTACATTGAAGTAATTGGCTAATTCTTGAATTTTTGAGATTCTTGGATATTTAGATTCATTTAGCCAGTTAGAGATAGTGGATTGACTTACGCCTATAGCTTCAGATAATTCTTTTTGTGTAATATTTCGTTCCTTCATAAGTTGTTCTAGGTTCTCTGACAAAATTTTTCTAGCGCTTTTATATTCCATATTTTTTCTCCTTTAGTATTACTTAATGTAATACTAATTTACCACAAGTTATATTACTTTACAACTAAAAATATCACTTTTTTTAAATATTTATGACTTTAAGTGTTGACATATCACTTTAAGTAATAGTATAGTTATACATGTCAGAGGGAGGTGAACAAACGATGCCAGAAGATTTTAAAGAATTCCCAGTAAAAGTTTGGCGTATTAACTCAAAAATGACGCAACAAGATGTTGCTGACAAATTAGGTGTTACTAAGCAATCAGTAATTAGATGGGAAAAGGAAGACGTTGAGTTAAAGGGAATACAACTTTACGCTTTAGCCAAATTATTCAACACTGAAGTTGATTATATTAAGGCTAAAAAAATTTAACAACAATATCACTTTAAGTGATAAAAATTAATCAACATCCACATTGAGCGTATAAGAGCGAAAGTAGGCGATGATATGAGCCACGCCATAATACATGTACGGTCATTGCCACGACTATACGTTGAATGTGGGTGTTGAGGAGAAAAAGGAGGATAAATTATGGAAGAATTACAAATTTTTAATTTTGGAGATTTACCAGTAAGAACATTAGAGATTGATAACGAACCTTATTTTGTAGGGAAAGATGTTGCATTAATTTTAGGTTACTCAAATACTCGCGATGCATTAAATAAACACGTTGATGAAGATGATAAGAAAATTCTAACGTCGCGAAACACGACTTTAGAAAATTTGCCAAATCGAGGACTTACTGCAGTTAACGAGTCAGGACTGTATAGCTTAATCTTTTCCTCAAAACTAGAATCGGCTAAACGATTTAAACGTTGGGTAACATCAGAAGTTTTACCAGCCATTCGCAAACATGGTATTTACGCAACTGACAATGTGATTGAACAAACGATTCAAAACCCTGATTACATTATTACAGTGTTGACTGAGTATAAGAAAGAAAAAGAACAAAACTTACTATTACAGCAAGAAATCGGAGAACTAAAACCCAAAGCAGACTATGTTGATGAAATATTAAAGTCAACTGGAACATTGGCTACAACGCAAATCGCAGCTGACTATGGTATTTCAGCACAAAAGTTAAACAAGTTGCTGCACGAAGCTAGATTACAACGAAAAGTGAATAAACAGTGGGTTCTTTACTCAGAGCATATGGGCAAGAGTTATACAGAATCAGACACTATACCAATTGTACGCTCTGATGGTAGAGAGGATACAGTTTTGTAAACCAGATGGACTCAAAAAGGTAGATTGAAAATACATGAAATCATGACTGACTTCGGATATGAAGCTAATTTAGGAGGATAACTAATGACACCAAAACAAAAAGAAAAGTTAAACAATATTGTATTAACACTCCACGCAGTTAAAGAAGACAAAAGCCAAACATACACACACAAAGATACCCTTGCTGTGACATATGCAGGAGAAATTGAACACGCTTATGAAGTCGACAGAGAGGAACATCTTGAGTCAATGATTGAGTGGGCTATTGACCAAATCGAACAACACTTTAATTTAGACGAAGAATAACCCACAATTGAACAACCAAATTAAGGAGGACGCTATGGAAGAACAAAATCAAAAACCTCAAACTACTCATGGCAGTGAGCAGAATGAGGCGTTTAATAAAGACGGAATTAAAGCTGACAAATTAAAATCTGGTCTCTACTTTAAAACAGAAGATGACGGTAAGACTTCGGTATATGGTGTAGGCGGAGATGGCATAGCTCATAATTTACTGAATTCTTGGAAGTAAATTCCCATTAGGTAAAGGGTCTAAAGCCCAATTAGTTTTGATGATGTACTTTTTCGAGTTTTCAATCCAAATAACTTTAAATCCATTTTTATAATCGGTTTTAATAATTCTTAAAAATGGATTCTCGTCATCAACTAAAACTTCAGCTTCGGCTTCTTTCCAAAATGCATCATCGTCAATCCATGGAGTTTCAATTTGAAAATTCCCTTCAAAATTTTCCTTATCGATAACGTGTTCAAAGGGATAATTTTTAGTTTCGTAACTAGAACTCATAATTCAACACCCCCAATCCAACGCAATAGCGTTAGATACATTATACACGAAAGGGTTAGTTATATGACCACATTACTAATCGCATTAAACATTATCGCGCTCGTCACATGTGTGACACTGCAATACAAAAATAGATATTAGGAGGAGGTCCAAATTGAAACCACAATATTTAACAATAAAACACATTATGCAAATTGCTGGCGTATCAAAAAGCAAAGCAACATCAATCGTCAGAGAATTAAATCAAGAGTTGGCAAAAGAAGGGTTTATCACTATATCTGGCAAAGTGCCAATTCAATTGGTAAGAGAAAAAATGCCTTATTGGGATTTATCAGATGAGGTAGTGGAGGGGTTACATGCAAGTTAAATTAATGTCACTAATTATTGCTTTAATAACAAGTTTTATACTTACAACACCTTTTGCGTTTGAAGCATACGTCACTACAACAGTATTTGTAGCAATAACGACTGTAGTAACAACTTACTACACTGCTAAATATGTGATTAGCACATTAAAAAAGACTGAATGCTAGGTGCAGCTAGCAAACAGTCATGAGTCGGAATTTTTGCACAAGATTCCGATTCCATTCTACCAAAAATGGAGGAAAACGCAAATGTATTACGAAATTGGACAAGAATTTTCGAAAACAATAACAATAGATGGATTTAAGTTTTACATGTACGTGGCCAAGACAGAATTCGGCGTAGACGTAACAATTCAAGATCGTGACGATAATACTGTAAGTGAAATCACAATCTATGACATATCTGGTATGGAAAGTGCCATTGATATTTTAATGTATGAAACACGTGTATGGATTGCTGAAAATATTGATAACTATGACCGCATAATGAGTAGACTGTTGGGAGGGTTTCAATGAGTAAAGTAGTTACTTACTTTTATAAACACAAAGATTTAGACATTTATGTAACGAACCGTCCAACAGACGCTAACCCTAACATCAAGTACTCAACAGATAAACGTGATGCACGTAAATTCGATGGAATGGAAAATGTGCTAATCGATACAGCAACACATGATGTTTATAAACACACACACACTGAAACTGATGAAATTGAAAGGGTGGAATTATAGATGGTCGAACAACACGATATTTTTAATGAATTAGAAATACAAGACCTATCAAAACAAAATAAAGAAAAGTATTACAAATTTGTAGTGTATGGTCGTCCTGGTACTGGGAAGACAACATCACTTACTAGAGAAAACAACGCATTGGTACTCGATATAAACGAGGATGGAACTACAGTGGTTGAAAAAGGATTAGGCGTATCGATTCGAAATTTCAATCATTTAGCAAAAATAATTCAATCTTTACCAGACATTTTGACTCAAGCAAGAGCCAACGAACGACCTATTGACATTGTAGTGGTAGAAACTGTTCAAAAACTGCGTGATATTACATTAGACCAAGTGATGAAGGGTAAGACGCGTAAGCCTCAATTTACAGATTGGGGAGAGGTAGCGACAAGAATAATCAGCATGTACCGGTTTGTAAGTAAGTTACAACAGGAGTACAAATTTCACTTTGCTATTACAGGGCATGAAGGCAACAGTTCAGATAAAAGAGAAGATGGAACGTTGTTTAACCCTTCAGTAACTATTAAAGCGCAAGATTCAATCAGAGATGCTGTAATAAGCCAATCAGACGTACTGGCAAGAACTTATACAGAAACAGATCTCATAGATGGAGAAAGGTCTACTAGGTGGATATTTAGTGTTGAACCATCAGAAGATTACGAAACAAAAGTAAGACATTCGCCATCAGTAACGCTTAATAATAAAAAATTCGAAAACGCATCATTATCAATGTTAGTAGATGCAATCAGAAACGGAAACTAATAAAAATTAAAAGGACGGTAATCAATTATGAAATTCAATTTAAATTTACAAGGCGCTCAAGAGTTAGGTAACTACATTCAACCTGGATCATACAGTGTGAAAATTAAAGGCTTCGAGAACAAAGAAAGTAAAAACGGACACCCACAAATCGCAATTACTTTTGCGCATAAAGAAGAAGGAGAATTTACTCATTATGCAAACGGTGACACTTCAAATGATTTTGCTAAAAACTGGTTGTATACATTTTTAAAAGCAGTTGACATTCAAGATAATAATGGTCAATTCAGCTTCACTGACAAAGATATTATCGGAAAACCTATCAATATTGAATTAGAACGAAAGTACAACGAATATACAGATAAATGGAATACAGTATTAAAAAGATTTTGGAAGTTTGAAGGAACGCCAGTATACGAAAAAATTGGCATCAAAGAAAACGAAAAAAACGATTCAGATAATAAGGTTCAAGCACAAACAGGTATTGTATCCAACGGTGCAGTAACAAGTGATAATCCATTCGCAAATGCAAACGGACCAATTGATATTTCTGACGAAGATTTACCCTTCTAGGTTGTGATTAAATGTCACAAATCGTTAAGTATCAAAAGAATCATAAAGGTAATTACACAGTGGTTGTTACTGATGTAGAGATACCTGAACAAGCTATTGAACTATTAGATTTAAACCAACCTATTGATGTTGATTGTACAGTGATAGATCCAAATTCTATCACTGGCAAACAACGCCGTAAGATATTTGCCTTAGTCAAAGATATAGAAGAACATACAGGACAGCCTATGGACTATATGAGGCATATGTTTATCGAGTATGTAAGAACCTACTACGGATATGACAATCCGATATCACTTAGTAATTGCACTCGAACACAAGCTTCACAAATCATCGACATCACATTGGATTGGGTGTTTGAGAACGGAATACCCCTCAGCTACAAAACAAGTGAATTATTAAGAGGAGATAAGTCAAAGCTCTACTGGTCAACGGTCAATAGAAACTGCGTCATTTGCGGTAAAGCTCATTCAGATTTAGCACATAGGTATGCAGTAGGACGTGGGCGTGACAGAACTAAGATAAATCACTACGGCAATCAAGTATTAGCATTATGCCGTGAACATCACACAGAACAACACAACATCGGAATGGATAGCTTTAACGACAAGTACCATTTGCATGATAGCTGGGTCGATGTGGATGAGCGACTAAATAAAATGTTGAAAGGAGAAAAGCCGTGAGTAAACTACTAATCGATGATTATCCGATACAAGTGTTACCTAAATTAGCTGAAGAAATAGGATTAAATGAAGCGATTATCTTACAACAAATTCACTATTGGTTGAATACCAGCAAGCACTATCATGACGGTAAGAAGTGGATATACAATTCTTACCCTGAATGGCAAAAGCAATTTCCATTTTGGTCTTTAATAACAATTAAAAGAACAATTTATAGTCTAGAAAAACAAAAATTGTTGATTGTAGGCAATTACAACAAAGCTAAATTCGATAAAACGAAATGGTATACCATTGATTACCAAACGCTTGAATGTATGATACGACCATCGTATCAAAATGATACGACGAGTGTATCAAAAAGAGACGATGGAGCGTATCAAAATGATACGACCAATACCATAGACTACACAGAGACTAACAAACAGAAAGAGACAGATGATGTATCATATATATTTCAATTAATTAGTAAAGAACTAGAACCAATACAAAGTCCATTAAAAGTACAACAACTAGAAAATGAAATTGAATCATTCAAAGAAGATAAATTAGAGATTGTAGAACTAGCTATTAACTACTGTAAAGAGAATAACAAAGGTATTAACTACCTTATAAAAATTTTGGAAAACTGGAATAAAGAAGGTATTACAACTAAAGATCAAGCAGAACGAAAAATAAAACCTAAACAAACAACTAACTCAATACTAGATGAACTTGAAATTGAATTAGGTGATAACTAATGCCGATGTTAAAGAAAGAGGCTTTACACATATTAAGGCTTGTCAGTGATGTTTACACTATGAACCTTACTAAAGAAAAGGCAAGTACATGGATAGAAATACTATCCGAAAAAGGAGATTACGAACCAACGTTACGTAAGACTAAAAACTACATTGCTAACAACGGTTACAAACCTAAAGTAGCGGACATTTTAGCTTATAAACCAAAAGAATTTAATTACACACAGGTACCAAAAGAGCAGACTAAAGAGTATTTGCTTAAAAATGACCCTAATTACCAAAAGGGATTGGAAGAAGCTAGGGAACGTTGGCGTCGCATGAGGGAGGAGTTAGGATTTGACACGGATTGACAGACTCGAAACAGAGAAAAGCCTAGTATCTAACCTAATGCGTAACCCTCAATTGATAAGCAAACTGAAATTGACGCCTGAAATGTTTGAGAATGAGCATACACGAAAGTTTATTGAATATGTTTTAGATGTTGGTAAGGTTGACGTCAACGAAATTTATTACAAGTGTCGTAATGATAAAGAGTTCATACCTACTAAAGTGTTATCTGAAATCTACAATTTTGATATTGCCGAAGTCTCATACTTCATGAATGATCAATTCAATTTATTAAATGAGTACGTAGTAAACGAATCTGTAAACAAAGTGAATGAGTACCTACAACAACCAGATGAACAAAACCTAAAAGTGTTAACAGACGAGATAAATGCATTGCAAGAATTGAGTATTGAAAAAGCTAACCCTACCGATACATTTTTAGAAGAAATAATGACGAATATATTAAGCGATGAGCCTAGAGAGTTTATCAAGACGAAGTACAACAACATTGATAATAAAATACTAGGATTTGAGAAGTCGCAACTGAATATATTAGCTGGTAGACCTTCAACTGGTAAAACGGCATTCGCTTTAAATATCATGTGGCGTATCGCTCAACAAGGTTATCCCACTTCATTCTTTAGTTTAGAAACTGGAGGGACGAATATAGGAGAGCGTCTAATATCGATGATTACAAATATTCCGTTAACTAAAATTAAGCAGTCGGAAGGGTTATCCTTAGACGAAACAAATCAAATTATGGACGCTATTAATCAAATTAAACAGTTACCTCACTTATCTATACATGACGGTGCTGTTATTACGCCGAGAGATATTCGTGAGCAGGCAATGCAAGAGAGTGATAAACCACACGTTATATTCATTGACTACTTAACACTTATGAAGTCTGACGTCCCGATGAAAGAAAGACGGCTAGAAGTTGAAAAGATTAGTCGCGATCTAAAAATAATCGCTAAAGAAACAGGGTGCGTCATTATCGCGCTTGCTCAATTAAGCCGTGGCGTTGAATCTAGGCAGGATAAAAGGCCTATGATGAGTGATTTAAGAGAAACTGGTGGTATTGAGCAAGATGCACACTTCATCTTTATGCTATATCGAGATGATTATTACGACAAAGATTTAGTAGATAACGAGACTGGAAAGTCGGATATAGAAGTGAATGTTGTAAAAAATAAAGATGGCGAAACAGGTGTGATTCAAATGGAATTTTACAAAAAAAGCCAGAGGTTTTACTAATGACTATTGGAGAAATGCAGGACTTTTTAGGAGACCTCTACAGAGACGCGTATAAAGGCGATACGCTCATTCAAATCAATTTAGTACAAATGGGTTGGGCGATAGAAAGATTGCTTAATAGAGGGCAAATTACACTGTTTGACGACTACGACAAAGTAAGTCATCTCATCTTTGATGAAATTGACTTTACGCAAAGGAGCAGACATGACAGAAACTAGAATCGAAATATTTTACTTGGAAAATGATAGAAATCTTGGCAATCCGAAAGGGTCATCAAGACCTAGATTTAGTGGTGGTGGGCATACTTATATGCCTGCACCATATGTGAAGCATAAAAAGTTTGTAGCTGATCAGTTACCACATTTGATGATAGATAAGCCAATAAGACTAACGGTTGAATTCTACTTTAAACCTAGTAAGTCATGGCCGAAGTATAAGAAAGAAGCATGTATTGGCAATCCTCATACTATAAAACCTGACATCGACAATTTACTTAAGACGATATTAGATGCAGGTAACAATTTATTATGGGTGGACGACACACTGATTTATGAAATCAGAACATTCAAAAAATATGCAGAGACTGCACGCACAGTATTAATAATTAATGAAATAGAAGGTGATTAATATGCATACAGTATTAGCATTACATCGAAACGGTGAAAAACCGACGCAATCGTCTGCGGATAAATATGACAAGTATCAAATGGAAATGGCGTATCAGAGATACAAAGCTAAGAAGAAAGAGAAGCCGTGGCTTGAAACGGTACCGCAATCGGTTAAACCTAGCAGGGCGTACTATGATTTATGCAGATTTGCAGGTGTGCCTAGAGAAATGCCGAAAATGAAAGTGCGAAAGATATTAGAACCTTTACTTAAATTGCCAGAGATACCTAATGACCGTTCGGCAGTACATGAATATAAAGGGCAAAAAATAACAACGCTTCAACTTGCAGCATTAACAAATACTAGTAAAACCACTATTCGCAAGAGATTAAACAGAGGTTGGTCTATAGAGAAGATTTTAAAAATTGGCGGGGTGATCTAAATGAAACTAAAAATTCGTGATTTAAACATTGACGATAAGGTTTCATTCTATGTGGACGAACAACGCTATGAAGGTGTTGTTACAGAATTAATATATAACTTCAAAGGTAAAGAAATGGCACAGGTAGAGCTAGACAACGCTTGGTATTACAACATTACTGATGGCCATGATTGGGAGGCTATTTATGACTAATAAAGATGTGGTTAATCAACCACCACACTACACATACGGCAATATTGAAGTGATTGATTTCATTGAGCAGGTCACTAAAGATTATCCTGCAGAAATGGCATTTGCGATTGGAAATGCTATTAAGTACATCAGTAGAGCGCAACACAAGAACGGTAAAGAGGATATAGAAAAGGCACGATGGTATTTAGAACGTGCTTATGAGAATTGGAGTGATAAGTGATGCGTGTACCAATGTATGAATATGTCGTTTACAAAGGTGACGAAGTGATTTGCGCTGGCACTAAAGATGAAGTTGTAAATAAGTTAGGTATAAGCAAAGATAACCTCGACCTTATGGCTAACAGTGTAACTAAAAAACGAGAAGCAGACGCTTATGAAAGAAACGGCTATAGCAAACGCATGGTAGCTGTAAAGGTAAAGGTTGCTGAATTACAAAAAGAATTGGGGTTAGTGTAATGAACGTACATTTTAGCAGTAAATCGAATGAATGGTACACGCCACAATATTTATTCGATGAACTGAATGAAGAATTTAACTTTACTTTAGATCCTTGTGCGACGCAGGAGAATGCAAAATGCGACAAGTATTTCACAATTAAAGAAAACGGATTAATACAGGATTGGTATAACGATGTAGTCTTTATGAATCCGCCATATGGCAGGGAAATCAAATATTGGATTAAAAAAGCGTATGAGGAAAGTTTAAAAGGCGCGACAGTTGTTTGTTTAATTCCTGCAAGGACAGACACAACGTATTGGCATGATTATGTATTTAACAAAGCGCATGAGATACGCTTTTTAAAAGGGCGATTAAAATTCGGTGGGGGTAAGAACAGCGCCCCTTTTCCGAGTGCTGTGGTTATTTATAAACAGGAGATTAAATAATGAATACATTCCACTTATACAATACTGCGGGGGATAAAGTAATTATCGTACGTGAAACTTTCGGTGGTTACATTATGATTGGTTTACCGAAAAGACAGTATAGCCATATTGACGGTTACTATCCAATTAATGAATTCAACGACTTTAAAGCTAGACATAACCTAATGTACGCAGAGGAGTTAGGCAGTCAGATAAGTATATTTGATATGTAGGGAGGACAAATAGAATGGTAAAGATTATAACGAAAAAGAAAATGAATTTGCCTGAGCTGATTAAGTGGGGTTGGGGCAATGGTGTGATTTATAAAACTTATATTGGGAGTAAAGGCGGAGAAGTTTATTTTAACGGATTCGGCAAGTTTAGGACTGAGAGGGACATATATCTTGAAGAAACTTTTGAAGTAGAAGTCGAACAAAAAGTCGACGAGGAAACAAAAATACCCGTGTTAGTTGAAGTGTACAAGTGGGACGAGAATACTTACTATTCGACTATTGAACATAATACGAGTATCAGTTCTGAAAAAGACGAAAAATCTGTTGCCTTTTACATGATCAACGACGACATGACGATGACATTGTTATGGCGGAATGGAGGAATGGTAGAATGAAAGGTCTTATCGAATTTGAGCACGTACGACTAAAAAAAGAACGTGACGCATACAAAGCTGAACGAGACACACTCATCAAAGATATTACCCGTTTACGTGCAGAACGTGATGAGTATAAACACAAGTTAGACGATGTGGTGGATTTATTCACACGCCACATCAATTACAAGTTGTCAGTCAGTCACAACACATGGTACATCAATTTACGACATAAATTAGATGAGGTGCTTAAGAATGGCGAAGATTGATTACAAACATATATGGCAAGACTGGAAAGAAAGACAGATGAGACTTTTTGTATCAATGTATGCAAACGCAAAATTGAGTGACGAAAAAGAATTGATTCGAGAATGTAATTTAAAACGTGCAGAACTACTAGAAATGGATAAATACGACGGAACACAAGAATTCCATAATATCCTACTCGACCTAAAAGAGAAAACTCAATGTCCCAAATGTGGTAGTGAAGATGTAAAAATAGATGAGCTTGTAGAGGAAAATTCAGGTTGGAGATTAGGTTACGGTTACAAATGCAACACATGCGGACAAATTGGTATTTATTAACGAGGAGGACGAATGAATGACCCTAAACAATAAACTATACATCTTTAAAGCGCGTGTATTACGTGTGGTAGATGGCGACACGATTGAGATGCGTATTGATCTAGGATTTCACACACATACTGTACGTAAGGTTAGATTGCTGGGGGTGGATACGCCTGAACGTGGCAAACATGGTTACAACGAAGCTAAAGCATTCACGACTAGCACAGTATTAGGTAAGGACGTGTACGTGCAGACGTATAAAGCCGATGCTTTTGGTAGATACCTAGCTGATGTGTGGTATCGAGAGGGCGATAACGAATTTAGGTTGAGTCATGAATTAACTGTACGTGGATTAGTTAAGGAAGGCAGTAAATGGAATGAGGAGGACGAGTAGATGTCGACATGGATTCTTGTATCTACGATTGTCGTTTGTACATTAATGGAGTATTTCTTTCATCGTCGATTCAGTAATAAGCATATAGACCGTTTGTGTACCTTTGCTTTTATGGCAATTGTTATTGTACTAATCGTTTCTGCAGCTAGATTTGATGGTTTGCAAGGGTTGTCATCTGTCCTAGCAATTTTAATTGTGAATACAATGCATGAAATTAGAAGGATTAATCTTACTAAGGAGGATAAATAAATGGATAAATTACAAATCAAATTATTATCAGACAACGCAACATTACCAACACGTAATCATTCAACAGATGCAGGGTTTGATATTTATGCAGCAGAAACAATCATACTAGAACCGCAAGAAAAAGCATTAATTGCCACTGACATAGCTGTGAATATTCCTAAAGGTTATGTGGGATTACTGACTAGCCGAAGTGGCGTAAGTAGCAAGACACATTTAGTGATTGAAACGGGCAAAATTGATGCAGGATTCACAGGCAATATGAAGATTAATATTAAGAATGATGCAGACTATATTGAAGTGCCTTGTGATGCATTAGTAAGCGGTTTTGGTTTGATCGATATTAAAGGTAATGCGTCTGAAGAATTATATCAAATACCAAATTCATACGGTATAAATAAAGGCGATAAGTTAGCTCAACTAGTTATTGTACCTATTGTTACACCACATTTACAAGTTGTCGATGAGTTTAGCGAGGTGACAGAACGTGGAGAAAAAGGGTTCGGCTCATCAGGATTCTAGTAGTAAAGAGTATCACAGAAAGTATGCTAAAGCGTTAAGAAGGACGAAGAAAGGACATTTGACTCAGGTATATTATGGCATGAAAATACGAAATAAAAATAAAGGATTTGGGGAACTTCCATTTACACTTACTAATTTTGTTGAAAAATATATTAATAGCTATGAGTTCGTTGTTTTATATGAAGCGTATAAGAAGAATAACTACGAAAAAGTCCTAGCACCAAGTATAGATAGGATTAATCCTAAATTAGGTTATTTTTTTGAAAATATGCAGTTCATAACTTGGAATGAAAATAAATTAAAGGGAGAAAAGGAAAGGAAAATAATAAGTTCCAAACCTGTTAACATGTACGATTATGAAACAGGAGAATTAATAATGAAATTTAGTAGCGCTTTTGAGGCTGCAAAATATACAGGCTTTCATCAAGGTAATATCGTTAAGAATTTAAAGGGGCGACGAAACAAGGTTGGAGGTTGCAAGTTTAAATATGTAGAGAGAGAAGAAAGTGACATTTATTTAAAAATCAAGGAATTACTTAACGAGGAGTGATCAAATGAAATACTTAAGAGTGGTGTTACACACACTGGTAACGATTCTGATTTATGAAGGTGCTAAGGCATTGATGAATGATATGTACCTACAAGATGAAGTTGATACGGAGGAATATTAGATGTGGGCAGCGTTAATTATATTTTTATCTGTATTATCAATCGTATTACTCATTCACAACACAATTTTACAGAAGAAAAACGAAATACTTAATTATGCAGTAAGCGTTCTTGCTGGTCACGTGTTTGAAGAGAGTGGAGAAGAATACGTTAAGAAGTTAATGAAGTAGGAGGACAAATATGAATATCAAAAAGAAAAAACACACAAACGTTGGTGGATTAGTAGATAAACCGGATTTTGATCAAATAGAAACAACAGAACTGGATATTGAAGAGTTTTTAAACAGATTTAAAAAAGGAGGTAACGAAATGATAAAAAAAGCTACAGAGAAACCAAGAGAAGTAGAATATATTGAGTTTAATGGATATGAGAATTTTGAAGAAGTATGTGAATTTGTTGGTTGTCACTATACAGGAATTTCGCTACGGATTAATAGATATGGTAAAGAAGTAATAGACATTCCTAGCAAGGGGAAAGTTCCAGTTGGTTCTATTTTCTACAGATATTTAGATCCTGAATTTACACATCTCGAAAACCACGACACTGAAGATTATGTCTACGATGTGACATCAAAAGATAAATTCTTTCGCATTTATGAGTAGGAGGTAAAGAATGTACACACCATCTGAAGTTAAACAATTGATTATGGATTATCACTGGATGCGTCGACTTATTGACCATCAGGTTTATGAATATGACAGTACATCTATTGGGCAGTATGGTATTGAATCAGCAATGCCTAAAGCACAGGGTGGCACTGGAGACAAAGTACTGGTACGTGTGATACGTAATGATAAGGATAGACGTAAGACCCAAGACTTAATCGATAAGGTAGCGTTTATAGATAAGTACGAGCATCTTATTACTAACGATAAGAACTATCATATATTGCAGCTACTCAAACAAGGTGAGAGTTTCTCTCGAATAGAAGTATTAATGATGATGAGTAGAAAGAATATATACAATAGGTTAAATGACATTGTGAGTGTGTATATGAATCAACAATAGTTAAGGGTATAAATTACACACTTTACACAGATTACACACTTTACACAGTATTATGTGTATCGAACTTTATTTATTATAATGAACTTGTCAATACTATATATACTTAAGTCACTGGCACTCGAGTTATCTCGGGTGCTCTTTTGTTTGCTTGATATAAGCAGGAAGGATAGTGATCCGATATGTATCTAGATTAAGGAGCTTAACTCTTATGGATATTATTGACTATAACGAATATAAAGAACGTAAACGGTTCTATAACTCAAAGCATTGGCAACTTGTTAGAGAATACGTATTAAAGCGTGCTAATTATGAATGCGAGTGGTGCAAATTAGAGGGGAAAGTGACAACTGACAGTCTAGAAGTTGACCATATAGAAGAATTGCAGGATAGACCTGATTTGAAACTTGACCCTGATAACTTACGAGTATTGTGTAAGGCATGTCATAACAAAAGGCATACACGGTTTCAATATGGTGGTAATCAGTTCAAACCAAAAGTTAAAAAATGGAAAGACGAGAAGTGGTAAAAGTGTATCCCCCGGGTTGTTTCAATTGCGTACAATTTTATATTTGGGAGAACGGCGAGTGGGCTCGACTGTGCAAGAATTTCGCAAAAACTCGCATATAACCGTATACCCCCTACCCCTACATGCAGAAAGGAGTGATAATATGAAAGTAAGTGACAACGATAAGAATGTTATTAAGGAACGTGAGCGTTTAGAAGCTATCTACAGCGATATTCCCTCAGAAAAGTTTAAAGTCGTTGAAGGTTTAATTATTCAAGCAGCACGATTACGTGTCATGCTCGATTACATGTGGAAAGATATTCAAGAGAATGGCGAATACAACTTATTCCAACAATCACAGAACCTTCCTTCTTATGAACGTGAACGCCCCGTCGCACGACTTTACAACACACGCGATCAATCGTATCAACGTGTGATAAAACAACTGACTGACTTATTGCCGAAAGACAAAAAACCAGTTGAAACAGATGAACCTGTTGATGATTACGTATGATTCATAACAAGTACGTAGATGAATATATTCAACAGTGGCATGAGGGTAAGATAATATTCAATCAGGAACGTATCGACTTAATAAACTACTTAGAAAATGATGTATTAACGAAAGATAACATTCACTTTGAAGATGACAAGATTGAGAAGTGTATCAAGTTTATTGAAAAGTGGTACTTCCCGACACAACCATTTCAACGCTTTATTATCGCATTCTTATTCCTGATGGACGATGAAGAAGAATCACCTTACTTTACAGAATTCGCTCTATTCATGGGACGTGGTGCAGGGAAAAACGGCTTTATCAGTGCAATTAGTGATTTCTTAACCACACCTATTCATGGTATTAAAAAATATGATATTTCTATTGTTGCGAATAGCGAAGAACAAGCTAAAACATCGTTTAATGAAGTTTACGACGTGTTACTTGAACATAAGCGCAATAAAACGGGAGAACGTCCGAAAGCACCATATGAAGTAAGTAAAACTGAAATAAAAAATCGTTCTACAGGTTCGATTATCCGATATAACACATCTAATACGAAAACCAAAGATGGTGGCCGTGAAGGGTGTGTTATTTTTGATGAAATCGCTATTTACGAAACGGCGGACATGGTTAACGTCAAACGTGGTGGTTTAGGTAAGGTTATTCATGATAGAACGTTTTATATTTCCACAGACGGATTTGTTCGTGAAGGATTTATGGATCAGATGAAAGAACGAATTACCGAAGTGTTAAAACGTAATAATCCGAATGACCGTATATTTCCATTCTATTGTAAATTAGATGACCCTAAAGAAGTTGATGACGAACAGATGTGGGAGAAATCAAATCCAATGTTACACCCTCCACTCACAGGCTATGCACGGAATTTAAAACGTAAGATTAAAGAGGAATATAACGTCCTTCATATCAACCGCTCAAACCGCCCTGAATTCATGACCAAACGCATGAACTTACCTGAAGTTGATGAAGAAAAAGTTGTCGCACCATGGGAAGAAATTCTTGCGACGAATCGTGAATTCCCTGAATTGCAAGATAAAGCATGTATTGGCGGACTTGATTACGCATTAGTACGTGACTTCGCAAGTGTTGGTTTGTTATTCCGTGACGGCGATGAGTATTACTGGCAAACACATTCATTCATACGTCGAGGATTCTTAGAAACAGTGCATCTTGAACCCCCAATTGAAGAATGGGCAGACAGAGGGTTGCTTACCATTGTGGATGACGATGTGATTGATATTCAGTACATCGTTAATTGGTTTAAAACACAACAACAATACTATAACTTAACGAAAGTTGTATCGGATAACTTCCGTACGGATATTGTCCGACGTCCATTTGAAGACGCAGGCATACCTTTAGAGGTTATTAAGAATCCAACGGCTATACATGGTTTGCTTGCACCCCGTATTGATACGATGTTTGCGAAAAAGCAAATTGTATTCGGTGACAATCCATTAATGCGGTGGTTTACAAACAACGTAGCAGTCAAGATGCAACCTGACGGAAGCAAAAAATATATTAAGAAAGATGAAGTAAGACGTAAAACAGACGGCTTCCACGCCATGTTACATGCATTGTATCGAGCAGATGAAATATTAGAGTATGACCAACCATTTATTATGCATGAGATTAACTTCTAACTAGGGAGGAGGTGGGAAAATGAGTATATTTGACAGGATTTTAGGACGCAACGAAGCCATTGAATTCAGTTATGATTTAGATTTAATCCGTGAAACGTCACATAAGGCGTACATTAAAAAATGGGCGTTAGATACTTGCGTTAACCACATTGCACGTACGATTAGTCAGACTAAATTTGAAATTAGTAACAGTGGTGCAAAAGAACTTAACTCAACCACACATTACAAATTGAATGTACGACCGAATACAGATGAATCGGCTGCAACGTTTTGGCAAAAGGTTGTTCGAAAACTAATTTTTGATAATGAAGTGCTAATTGTTGTAACAGATACAAAAGATTTAATAATTGCTGATGACTTTTCAAGAGAACATTACGCATTATATGACGATGTATTTTCTGATGTGGTTGTGAATGATTTTAAATTCGAACGTAACTTCTTAATGGGCGAAGTGATTTACCTAGAATACAACAATGAGGCTATAGAGAATTTACTCTATGGCTTATTTAGCGATTATGGGGACATATTCGGGCGTTTGATACGTTCTAATTTAATGAACAATCAGATACGAGCAACGCTGGGAATGGATGCGAATATGCAAATTACTCAACAAACGCAAGAAAATATTCAGAGTTTCATTAACCAAGCATATGACGCTTTCAGTACAAACGATGTAGCCATTGTCCCTGTACAAAAAGGTTACCAATATACTGAACATACACGGGATAACACGTCAGGGAAATCTCAAATCGAAGAAATGGCGAAGATACCTGATCAATTACTTAGTTATGTCGCACGTAACTTAGGTATTCCAGTGGGATTAATTAATGGAGATACCGCAGACATTGAAGCAATGACCGATAACTACATGAAGTTCTGTATCAATCCGATTATTGAGAAGATTACAGTTGAATTGAATGCGAAGTTATTTAGTGAACGTGGTTACAAAGAAGGTAAGCGTATCAAAGCGATTTCAATTGATGCGTATGATCCAATTGAAAAAGCAGAAGCAGTTGATAAGTTAGTGGCTAGTGGTGCATTCAATCGTGATGAGATTCGAGAACTTATGGGATTTGATGCCACGGGAGAAGAAAAAATGCAGAAATTCCTTATCACGAAAAACTATCAAACTGTGGATGACATGTCATCAGAGGGAGGTGATACTAATGAACAAACAGTACTTTAATATCGCTAAAATTAATGACAGTATTGGCGAAATCGATATTTACGGTGAAATCATTGATGAATCTTGGCGTATGAGCGATACAGAAACAAGCGCACCCTCATTTAAAGACGCGCTAAAAGAATTAAAAGATGTTAAGCAAATTACAGTCAACATCAATAGTGGTGGTGGAGATGTATTCTCGGGTGTAGCCATCCACAATATGCTTAAAAGTCACAAAGCTCACGTTACAGTCAAGATTGATGGTTTGGCTGCATCAATTGCATCAGTGATTGCAATGGCAGGCGACAAAGTTATCATCCCTAGGAATGCTATGCTCATGATACACAATGCATGGACGTTTGCAGTAGGTAATGCAAGTGATTTACGTAAACAAGCCGAAGATTTAGAGAAAGTCAACAGTGTAGTTATCAATTCTTATTTAGATAAGAATCCCGACATTGATGAAGATAAATTACGTTCATTGATGGATGAGGAAACATGGTTGACTGCGCAAGAAGCGAAAGACTTAGGTCTTGTGGACGAGATTGCAGAACCTAACAAAGCGGCTGCAAACATCACTAAAAATCAAATAGAAAGGTATGATAACGTGCCACAGAAATTTAAAAACGAAGAACCTACGGTTGAAACACCTAAAGAAACTAAGCAAGAAGTGACAGTTGATGACGTTATGTCAGCTTTAGACGAAATTAAATCTGATGTAAAAGCTATCTTAGAACATGTATCTAAAGATGAAACACCAAAAGAAGATGAAGAGATTGATGCTTCACAAGCACAAAATAGCTTTGCACGGTTATTTAATATGAAACAGTATTAAAGGAGGCCAAACTTATGGCAATTAATTTAGAAAACAAAGAACAATTTCAAAATTCACAAAAGTTATTAGCGGAATTTTCGAATATGGATTCTAACGCTTCTGACGAACAGGTTAAAGAAAAATATACAGAGTATATGAATGCATATTCATCTGAACTTGCAGAGGCTATTCGAAATGATATTCGAAAAGAACAGGGCGATAACGCTGTTTTAAATGGACGTAATGTAAATCGTTTAACAACAGAAGAAAAGAAATTTTATAACGCATTAGTTTCAGAAGACCATGTGAATACTGATACTAAATGGAAAGACACAGAACTATTACCGGAAACAATCGTTGATCGTATTTTCGATGATATTGAAACAGAAAAACCATTGCTTAAACATATTAATATTCAACGTACCGGACTAAAAGCACGTGTTATTCGTTCTGTTCCTGAAGGGCAAGTTGTATGGGGTAAAATCTTTGATGAAATCCGTGGCCAATTGGAAGCTACATTCTTCGAACAAGATGTAACATTAGGTAAAGCCACTTGTTTTGTAGTAGTGCCCAAAGATTTAAAAGATGCAGGTGTACAATGGGTTGACCGTTATGTACGCACTCAAATTAAAGAAGCTTTCGCAGTTGCTATCGAAAAAACAGCAATTAACGGACAAGGTGCAGCGCGCAACGAACCTGTAGGATTAATGAAAGAGATTAATCGTACCAACAATGCTGTATCAGATAAAACGGTTGCGGGCACTTTAACTTTATCTGACCCTAAAAAGTCAATTGCTGAAATCGGTATGGTGATTAAAAATTTATCTATTAAAGAATATTACGACAAAGAAGGTAATGTTAAACGTTCTAAAGGCGCAAATGTTACAAATAACGTAGTCGTTGTATTAAACCCAGCAGATTATATTTACGCGAAAATCGCGTTTACAATTCCGATGCCTAATGGTCAATATGCAAGCCCTATTCCTTTTAATGTGACTTTCGAACAATCTGAATTTGTACCACAAGGGAAAGCAGTGGCATTTGATAAAATGCGTTATCATTTTTATGCGGGTAGTGAAGTTATCTTGCGTACATTCGACCAAACATTAGCATTAGAAGATATGGATTTATATACGGCTAAGCAATTTCTATACGCTGAGCCAGATGATAACAAAACATCCTTTGTATATAATGTTGACTTTTCAAGCCATGGAGCGCCAGAACCTGATAGTTTAGAAGAAGGACCTTCATTATAATTAAGGAGGTTTTATAATGGCTAAATTCAAAGCGTTAAAAAAATTCTTTGATAAGGTAAATGATAAGAGTGTCAAAGAAGGCGAGATTATTGATATTACTATAAAAAGAAGTGAAGAAATTGAGAAAAATGCCCTTCAGCAAAAATTTGAAGGACCATTTTTAGAACGTATTAAAGAAAAGAAGTGATATAAATGATTACTTCAGATTTAATTAAGGATTTCAAAGCACGTAATCGTATTTTTTTTAACATTGAAGATGAACGTATTAAACGAGATCTCGAATTGTCTTACGAAGATATCAAATCAAAGTGTGGAGAATTCGACATTTCAGTACCTTCCTTAGGTCGTGAATTAGTCCTTGAGCGCACAAGATATGTATTCAATGACAAGCTAGAAGAATTTAGCGATAACTTTCTATCTAGCATAGTCCAGTTTCAAATTATGAATATGGAGGTATACGACGATGGCACAATCACGTAGACAGTTTGTAACAGGTGGCGATATGCGTACACCTGTTATTTTTTACACTGCACATACGACTGATGACTTTATGCCAGGCGAAACAACGGTTGAATATTATCGTTGCTTTGCCGATGTATATCCACCGTCAATTAAGGATTTGGAACGAGACAATGAGGCGAGTATTACAATGGTGACGTGGCATCCACAAAATGATAAACCGATTACAACAGAAATGTATTTCGAGATTGCATTACCACGATATGAAGGTAAGCAATACAACATCATCAATGTGGAAGACGATACCAATAATCACTACAATATTAAAATTATTGGGAAGCGTAAATCATGAGCGTGAAGATTGAAGGCACCAATAATATGTTACGTCAGATTCGTGAAGAATATGGCGAGGGTAAAATGCTTAAAGCACAGGATAAAGCGTTGCGTCTAGGCTCTAAATACTTCAAAAGTGTAATGCAAAGTAACTTTCAAGTCTTTAAAGATACAGGAGCGTCTATTGCAGAAATGACACTGACTGAACCTTATACACTGTATGGCCGTGTACGTACGGTTAAATTGCATTGGGAAGGTGCTATGAGTCGACAATCCATTATCCACTTAAATGAATATGGAACAGTGCGTAATGCAAATCCACGTGGTAAGGGTGTTATTATGCGTACGATGGTTATGACTGAAAAGCCATACCGTGAAATTATAAAGGAATCATTGCGAGGTGACTTATGATGTTTGACATGTTGAGAACGTTACGAAGTTATTTAATTAAAAATCCGACAATTGCTCAACATTGTAATGGTCGCATCCGTGCATTCCATTATGATGAAACAGCAGATACCTCTAATACGTATATATTGATTGACCCTACCATCGCCCCTCAACCTGATACATTTGCGAGTGATACAAACCTTACGACTGAATACATTTATCAGATTGACGTAAGAGGACCTAATTACGATACTGTAAAGTTGGTACAAGAAGCGATTCGTCAAACAATGTGGAGTATTGGTTTTTACCAACAAGACGGTATAGATCAATATGACGCCGAAATACGATTATATTTGGACGCCCGCCGCTATCGTGGGAATCCATACACAATTGATGAGCTTAGGCATATCGATAAAGATTTAAATGAATAACGCTAGCCTTTCGTGAGCAACGGAGGGCTATTTTTTATGCGTAAAATTAAGGAGGAATATTAATGGGTAGATATAATGCTTCAACAGGATTAGGTAAATTATATTATGCAGTTTTAACTGAAGAACAAAATGGTACAGTAACAACTTCAGCAATCAAAGAAGTTGATTATGTACAAGAAATGTCAATTGAATTTGGAGAAGAATTAGAGAAAGCGTATGGTTCAAACAAAGTTGCTGAAATTGCTAAATCAGCTGGAGAAACACAGTTGTCTTTAACTTTCCACAAATTACCAATTGACGTTCAAAAAGACTTGTTAGGATTAATTGCACATGAAAGTGCCGCAAACACTTACGGATTCGGTAAATCAACAGGAATCACTTATGCAGCTGTAGCAATTCCACGTACTATGGAAGATGGTTCAATGGAATGGTTCGGGCTTTCAAAAGGTGTATTCACACGCCCTAATAAAGAAGGTAAAACAAAAGAAAATGGCGTAGAATTCGGTTCAGATGAAATCGAAGGTCAATTCATGGAACGTAAAGTAGAAGGTTTTGATGAAGAAATGGCAGTTGTGATGTCATACGACCCTAAAGGTTCTACTGAAGGTCGTGACGCCGTATTCCAATCAATGTTTGGAAAAGGTTTCGAAACTGTACAAACAGGTTCTTTTAATGAAGCAGAAGATGTAACAATTACTATCGAGCCATCTTCTGCAGATTTAAAAGTCGATAGTACGGTTCAATTAAGAGCTAATGTAAGTCCTGAAGATGCGATTGATTCAGATGATGTTACGTTTGAATCAAGTAATACAGACATTGCAACTGTTGATGAAAAAACAGGATTAGTAACTGGTGTTTCAGAAGGCGAAGCTAGAATAGCTGTAGGAAGTGCTTCACGTCGTAAAGTTTATGCACAAGCTACTATCAATGTAACTTCTGAAGAAATTTAGCTTATGGGGGGCGACTTTAACGAGTCGCTTCTTTTTAAATTTAAATTAAACGGTCGAATAGAAAAACCCGTTGAAAAGGAGAATATTAAATATGGCAAAAGCATTAGTATTAGAAATCAATGGTGAAGATAAAAAATTCTACAAAAAAGGTAGTTTCACTGGACGTCAAGCACGCAAAGGAACACGTTTAGCAATGACGATGAGTGCTTATGCTAGTAAAACGGCAGAAATGACACTTGAAGAAGTAGAAAAATTCGATGAAACTTTAGATCAGATTGAAAAAATGGTAGTTGAAGATTTATATGATAATCAATTCACTGTAGAGGAATTACAAGATGGTATTGATGGTGATAAATATTTTGAAACGATTATCGGTGAAGTTAGTGGTTCAAGCGAGGACATGGGAAAGAAATAGATGACTCTAGTCTCAGTAGTGAAGAACTAACTTTCGAACAACTATCTAAGAGTATCGACAAAATTTATCAAGAGCTTCTTGAGAATGGTTGGAAGATGAATGAAATAGATGATACGGAAATCTTCGAACTTCTAAGAATATTAAATGCTAAAAATCAGAAAGATTCCAAAGTTAAGAAAGTTGGTAAAAACGAGTCATTAATCGGTGCAATTACAGGTAAAGATCCTAGAGCGACTGGTTAGTGGCTCTTTTTTTGTATCTAAATCTATATAGAAAGGAGAGTGAATGTATGGCAGGAGATATTAAAGGATTAACGATTGACCTCGGGCTTAACACATCAGACATCGACAGAGGTATGGCTAATTTACAACGCAAACTTAAAACGGCTGATGCACAAATGAAGGCAAACTTGTCTACATTTGATAAAGCGGAAGATTCTGTCGACAAGTACGGTGCAAAAATTGAAGGTTTAAACAAAAAATTAAACCAACAAGGTCGTATTGTGGATGAATCAAAGCGCAAACTTGAAACTTTAAAAAACGCTCAAGACCAATCTACTAAAAAGCTACAACAAGCAGAAATTGCTGTAGGAAAAGCCAATCGTAAGTATGAAGATTTAGCTGATACGTATAATAAACTTGAAAATGAAATGAAGCAGTATTCTGCAAACGTTAAAAATGCACAAAATACTCAAAAACAAATGCAGAATACAGTGACACGATTGAATGCTGAAATGAAAAACGCTAAATCAGTGGTGGACGGTTTACAAAATGAATATGATCAATTGAATAAATCAGGCAAAGCAACAGATGCAGAATTAAAAGCGCTTAATGTAAGACTTACGCAAGCTAAAACTAACTACAATCAGTTATCAAATGCAGTTGATAGCGCTAAACGAGACTTAAACGAATCAAAAATCGCTACATCTCAAGCCAAAGAAGAATTACAAAAGTTTAGCGACGCCAATGATGAGGCAATGGTTAGTGCTAAAGCTGCAATGCATGCAGCTAAAAAAGAAGCAAGTAATGCGGAACGCTCATATTCTGCATTAAATCGTGAAGTTGGTCAATTACCTGCTAAATTAGACAAAGCAGAAGCTGAAGTTTATCAACAAATTCTCGCTTATAATAAGTTAGAAAGTCAAATCGACGAAACAACTGATGAATTAGAAGCGTTTCATCGCGAGCAAAATAAATTTTTTGGCTTAGGTCCAGCTATTTCTGCTATGAGTCAACGTTACGAAGAAATTAACGCCAAAGTCAACCGTATAGGAAATAGCTTTCGTAATGTTGGTTATGTTATTCGAGGAATAACTTTTGGAACATTGATTTCAAATATATCAGCAATTATTCCAGTAGCAGGCGGTGCAGTAAGTGCTATTGTGGGTATCGGAGGCGCTGCAACTGCAGCTGCAGGTGGTGCTATCGGTTTAGGCGGTGCATACGGCGTAGCACTAGGAAGTATTATGGCGTTCACTGGTCAAGCGACTACAGCGTTGCAAATGCTTGAAGATGGCCAAATGCGCATTACAAGTCAAGTCCGTAATTATCAAAGTGCTTTAAGTGGTTTACAGAATCAATGGAAAGGACTTGTACAAGCTAATCAAGCTGCAATATTTAACACAATGACAAATGGTATTAATATTGCCCGGTTAGCATTGACACGTTTAACTCCAACAATCACAACCACAACAAATATGATTGCCCGTGCTTCTGGCGAAATGCGTAATTGGGTTAAATCGTCTGAAAATGCCAATAATGCATTCAAACTCATCAATAATATAGGTCCACCTATATTCCAAAATTTATTAAATGCAGGTATGCGTGTAACTGACGGATTAACACATATGTTCACACAATTCGGGCCACTCTTTACATGGGTAGGTCAAGGTATTGAAAACCTAGCTAGCAAGTTCAATGCGTGGGCAAATAGTGCGAGTACAGATAATGGTATTGCTAAATTCATTGAATACACGAAAGTCAATCTTCCAATTGTCGGCAGAATATTCGGCAATGTATTTAGTGGTATTATCAGTTTGTTTACAGCCTTTAGTGGTCACTCTCACAATGTGTTAGTCGGTATGGAAGCCGTAACACAATCATTTAAAAATTGGGCTGCAAACTTAAAAAATACGGAAGGATTTAAAAATTTCCTTCAGTATCTTGAAACGAATGGTCCAATCGTGTGGCAATTGCTTAAGAACATAGGTAGCATTATAGTCGGTATAGTAAGAGGGATGGCCCCTATTGGCGCTGTAGTTTTAAGAATAACTACTGCAATCACGGGTTTTATTGCGAAAGTTGCAAATAGTAGTCCTATACTTGGTGGCTTTTTGGGCGTCTTGACAATGGTTGGGGGAGCATTAATGGCAATCATTCCTCAACTTGCCTTGTTTAGTGCTGCAATCGGAGGGATTAGTAAAATAGCTAGCATTGCAGGTTTAGCAATGAGAGGTTTAGGAGTAGCTTTTACATTTATTACTGGTCCAATCGGTATTGCAGTTGCGGCTATTGCGGCAGTAAGCGCTGCATTAATTTATCTGTACAAAAATAATGAAACATTTAGAAACGCTGTCAACCAAACATGGAATACAATAAAGGTTACTGCCATTGCAGTTTTTGGATTCTTAAAACCGTATATTATTAATATTTGGAATGCGATAAAAAATGCAACCCATGTTGCGTGGGCTGCTATTAAATTTGCAGTAACGAATCCTATGCTAGCTATGAAATCGATTTTAGGGACAATAATTAACGGGATTAAATCCACTGTTATTCAGACATGGAACATCATAAAATCTTTTACTATAGTTGTTTGGAATTCAATTAAAAATGCGGTTGTAAATTCGGCACGAGCGATTTGGAACGGTATAAAATCTGCGTTCAATTCATCTTGGGCATTTATCCGATTTATATTTAATGCTATTCGTAATTTCATCATCAACGTATGGACGGCAATAAAAAATAGAACGCTTGCGATTATTCGTTCGATGGTTGATGTAATAAAGGCAATATTCAATAATCTTTCCACCGTCACACGCCAATTATTTAACTCATTGCGCGCGTTCTTCTCAACAGTTTGGAATGCGATTAAAAATACAACAATACGGGTTGTCCGTGCGATGTGGAATACGATAAAAGGCATATGGAATACTTTTTCTGCCGTAAGTCGTAAAATTTTCAACAATTTGCGCGCGTTCTTCTCATCTGTGTGGAATTCAATCAAAAACACAACTGTAAGAATTGCACGTAGTTTATGGAATACTGTAAAAGGTATTTGGAATACGTTGTCAGCGGTCACGCGCAAAATTTTTAATAATTTGCGTAGCTTTTTATCAAATCTCTGGAACAACATCAAAAATCGCGTCATTTCAACGGTTCGCTCTTTATGGAATAATGTACGTCGTATCTGGGATTCTTTCTCTGCTATCACTCGTAGAATTTTTGGAAATTTGAAAAATAGTATTGTTGGAACTTGGAACACAATTAAAAGTAGAGTTGTTAACACTGTCCAAAGTTTATGGAATGCAGTAAAACGTATATTTACGAATATGTGGCGTGGACTTGGTAACATTATAGGAAAAATCAAAGGTCACATTAAAGGTATGATCAATGCCGTAAAAAGTGGATTAAACAAATTAATTGATGGTGTCAACTGGGTTGCTGGAAAAATTGGAATGGAAAAATTCCCTAAACTTAAATTTAGTACTGGTACGACGCATACTACTAATTACGTAACAAATGGTAAGCTCAACCAAGATACATTCGCTACAGTTGGTGACCGTGGACGTGGCAATGGACCAGGTGGATTTAGACATGAAACAATTATTCCACCTAAAGGTAAACCATTTATTACGCCAGCAACAGATACGGTCATGCCGTTAAGTAAGGGTACACAAATATTAAACGGTGCACAGACACATGCAATGCTTAACCAACCACATTTCAACATGGGTACGATTCCGAAATTCGCTAGTGGTTCCATCAAAGATAAAGCCTTAGGTGCCATGGCTGGTGCGTATGGCTATGTTTCTAAACGTTCCAAAGACACTGAAAAAGCTATGAATGCGACAGGTGACGGTGTAGCTAAAGCGGTAAGCGACACTATGGCGTTTGGTAAGGATATTTTTGAATTTGCTACAAACCCTGGTTCTTTAGTAACAAAAGTACTAGCTAAGTTTGGAGTTAATTTTGATAACATCAAAGGTGACATGCTAGGTGGCATGGTTCGTGCAATGTTTAAAAAACTCAAAAATGGTATCAAAGAGCTATTTAAAGGTTGGCTTGAGGACGCTGGTGGCGGAGATGCTTCTAAACTAACACGTTATCCTATGATTCAACCGTTTGGACGTTATCGCGGTGGGTTAATGTTTAACAATGGACGTCACTATGGTGTTGACTTTGCTTATCCGTATGGTGCTAACGTTTATGCCACAAATAGTGGTAATGTATCTCCAATACATGATTATGGCGGTGGTTTAATTGCTCGATTAATCACTGGTCAATTTACATTGTTCTTCATGCATTTAAGTAAAATCTTGAAGACAGGTCATGTAAATTCAGGCGACTTAATAGCGAAATCTGGTAACTCAGGTAACTTTACGACTGGACCGCACTTACATTTCCAAGTAAACAAAGGTATTGATAGTTACGTGAATAATAGTCATGCTATTGAACCAATGAGTTGGCTTAAAGGTCATGGTGGTGGTGGCGGACGTTCTGGTGGTAGTCGTGCAGCTAGTGCATGGCGTCCTGAGGTTGTTCGTGCGTTGCGAATGAACGGTTTACCGACATCCTCAGCTTACGTAAATGCGTGGATTAGACAAATTCAATCTGAGTCAGGCGGTAATGCTGGTGTTACGCAACATGGTTACACAGACATAAACAGTGGAGGTAATGAAGCACGTGGTCTTGTTCAAGTTACACCAAGTACGTTCGCAGCATATAAACGTCCAGGCCACGGCAATATCTTAAACGGTTTAGATAATTTACTTGCAGGTATGGCGTATGCTAAAGCACGTTACGGTTCATCTATGTTAAGCGTCATTGGCCACGGTCATGGTTATGCTACAGGTGGCATTATCAATACAGAAGGTTGGTATAACTTAGCAGAAGGTGGTTATCCTGAAGCAGTAATACCTATGGATCCCGCTAAACGTAGTGAGGCAATGAAATTGTTGGCAATTACAGCACAACGTATTACTAAAGGTAAACAATCACGTAATAAACGCCCTAATCAGTTAAGTAACGCTAGTTTCGACAATGGTCCTGACAATACAGAATTGTTACTTAAAATGATTGAAAATCAACAACAACAAATCAATGTGTTGATGCAAATTGCAAGAAGTAATAGCGAAATTGCTAACAAAGATATGAGCATCAATTTAGATGGTCAAGAATTACATCGAAATAACAATCTACAGCAAAAATTATATAGCAGTACGCACTTAATGGGAGGTGCTTAAACTTGGGTTTTAAATTATATAATCCAAATATGAATCCTATCTATTATCCAGTTGGCGTAAAGCCACTGGATTTTTTAATTGGTAGTATTACAAAGGAACGATATTCAAATACACGTGAAGGTAAACCGGGGAACATCGATTATGGTTTTGATTACAAAGAACGTGAAGTTACTTTAACCTTTTGGTTACGTCACTTCCACGGAGAACATGACTATTTATTATTAAGAGATGAACTTTACGGTTTATTTGATAGCTATGATTATTTTTACGTTGTGAATGACGATTTGCCGACACGTATGTTAAAGGTTACGTTTGACGATGCTTATATCCCCGAACGTATCCTCGGAAGTATGTATGGTCGGTTAGAAGTTAAAGCACATGTGACGGGTCATCCGTTTACAATGACCACATACACAACGCAACAAATCGAACAATACGGTTATGATGCGATGCAAAATAAATTCGGTATGGCAGACGGATTTAATATCGATTATCCGCATTATTCATTTACTACAAATCAATTTAGTGTATGGAATGGCGGCAATGTTTGGGTAGATTATCGCAATATGGATTTAGAAATCACTGTGGAGGGTTTAACCACATCAGGGAATTTCCAAATTCAAAATTTAACAACACAAGAAACTTTTATTTATAAAGAAGCAATAACGAATCAAACACTTAAATTAGATGGTCCAATCATAACGGTTGGCGTTAATAATCGATTGCGTGATACTAACAGACAATTTGTTAGGATTGCACCAAGAAAAAATGATTTCAAATTGATCAATGGTACATTTAGCAAGATTAGTTTTAATTTTAGATTCCACAATAAATAAGGAGGGGATATTGAATGAAAAGAACAATAGACAGTTTTTGGGATAGAACAAACCTATACAATGTTAATAGTAACTTTGATGAGTTATTCAACGTTGTTGACGCACTAAAAGACATGTCACTCTCTTTAGTAAACGACGGGAAGTTGACGGAACAACAATTCCAGGACTTACAAATTACACTTAATGATTTAGTTAAAAAGGGCGATTTAACAGTCAACGATATAAATTACAATTTAGGTAAAATTGGATTGGAATATTTAGCCGATGAAGTTATACAAGCAATGGCAGGAACGGCGCCAGTTAATGCAGTTGCAGCAGACGGTTCTATTTACACACCTAAACTTGCTAGTGATTCCGTAACGACTGAAAAAACGGCTTTTGTTAAGACTGGTAAGAATATATTTCGTGTAAAAGAAATTACTGATGGGCAAGCGGTTAGTAATACAACGGGTACATTAAATGCAAGTCAATATTTTGTGACGAGTGCATTCGAACCAATTGTACCTAGCACACAATATACACAGAATTACGGCGAAGTTTTAGCATTTTACGACATTAATAAACAATATGTAAGTGGTTTAGCTAAAGCAAGCACGGTTAAACAACCTCGTACATTTACAACACCTTCAAATGCTTACTATTTACGTACTTCCACAGTTAAAGAAGGTGTAGATACCTATAATTATAAGCAATATCAAATCGAAAAAGGAACTTCAGCAACACCTTATGAAGAATATTACCGCTATATCGATTACTTGCGTCCACTCATTGCAGATGAATCCATTTTAAATAGTAAAATTGCTAACGGATCACTCACACTTGATAAATTAAATTTTACAAAGACATCTGTTAACCTATTTGATAAGACGAAGACGACACAAGGTTATTATGTTAACCCTAGTACTGGTGCGTTATCTGCAAATAGCTCATACTATGCAAGTGATTTTATTAAAATACAAGGTGCTACGCAAATCACGAAAAGTAATTCACTTAACTTGTATGCCTTCTATGATACTAACAAGCAATTTGTGCCAAACAGTGCCGTAAGCGCTCAAACGGTTAGTGTTCCTAGTGGTGCAGTGTACGTTAGATTCTCAATTTCCTATTTAAACATCGATAAAGAAATGTTAGTTATCGGCGATAAGCTACCTAGTGCTTATGTACCATTTAAGATGTTCATTCCAAAAGAATATATTGAAGAAAATTCTTCTAGTAATAGCATTGTGGAGGATTTTTATGGCAAGCAATTCTTAAAGACTTATACAGCCGATTTTAGTAAAGCGATGAATCCAACATACAACAATAGAGCGGAAATCGCATTTATTGGTGATAGTTGGGTTGCAGGCGGTGTAGAAAAACAAGGCGAACGCTTAACACGTCCAATGCGTGAAAGAATGTTAAAGCATTATGCTGATGGTGGCATAGGCTTTGTCGGCTTTGCCAATAGTCACATCGGGAACGGTGAAGTGTCGGTAACCTTAAATGGCACTTGGACGCAATATGATGAGGGATTAGGCAATATTGCTCAATCTAAAGGGTTAGATAGCGCTATGGCCGAATCTAGCACGACTGGAGATTCAATTAAAGTTCAATTTTATGAGGATTTAGACTTTTATGAAATCCACACATTGAATACGGGTCAATGGCGTTACAACATTGACGGCGGTAATTGGGTTAACGTTGACGCAACAACGCAAGAAGTGACACCAATTACATTAAGTCTAGGCAAACACACAATCAATATTGAAATCGTAAGTGGTACAGTATCATTCATTGGTAGTTATGCGTATAAAGGTACTAAAGGCGTTGTCGTCCATAAGATTGGTAACAGTGGTTTACGTGCTGGGCATATTGCAAGTACAGACCGTGCTAACTGGATTAAACAGTTACAACGCTGTCGCGCTAACACATTTGGTATCCTTTTAGGCACGAATGAAATGGCACAAAACGTATCGACTACGCAATATGAAACGGACATGAAAGAAGTTATCAGTCGAATTAAAGAGGCTAAACCACGTGCAAGCATTTTCTTGATTGCGCCAAGTGGCAACAAATATGATGGTCAACAAAACTTTACAATTGGTGATTACAGTGACGTACAGTTGAAGATTGCAAAAGAATTGAATCTTGCACATGTGTCACTGTGGCGTAACTTAGGTAATTATGCTATGACAAACGCTAATGGATTAATGTATACAGACGGTGTACACCCTAATAAAGACGGTGGTTATGCTATTTGTAACATTGTTTACGATAGATTATTAAGGTTAGCTTAACCGCTAGCCTTTTCTTTTTGAAGGGAGGTAGCACATGGCAAATTTAGGAGCGTCAATGTATCTTCGTGATCTAAACGGAGACGAATATATGATGGAAGGTGAAGTTAAGCATTCACAAGAAATCAACGGTGATGAGCGTATAGATGTAGAGATAGAATATACAGATGTAAATGCTCACTTCTTACGTAAGAACAGTGACTTGAAGATGTGGATATTAGGGTTTGAAGCAAAAGAATACAGAATCATCTCAAGCACGATTAAAGGTTACGGCAATAAATATACTGTGAGTGTGACGGGCATTCTATACATGCTCGACTGGTTAAATTCTAATCGTATTTATCAACGTATAGACGCTAGTTTAACCACAGTTGAAGCAATGAATCTCATATTTGATGATAGTCCATTCACGTATCAAATCACAGCACAAGCCCCCTCTAAACGATTTGAGGGGTTAGGTGATGGAGAAACAAGACTTGAGATGTTGAAAAAGTTTATCGAGGGTTACGGATTCGAAATTACCATATTAGGTAACGTCATGTATTTTCAAGCCCTAATTGGTAATGACACTAACTTCCAATACGAATATAAAGTGAATGCCACAGATATCACTCAAGAAACCGACGCATCAGAAATGTTTACGTATGCAGAAGGGTACGGTGATTATCCTGACGATGATGAAAGTGCAGTAAGTAAAGCGAAATTAAAACGTAGTTATGTATCGCCGTTAGAATCGATTGTAGGTCATAGAAGACATGCACCACCAATCAAAGATGGACGAATTACACAAGAAGGTACCATGGACGCAGCGCTTAAAAAACTGGTCGATGACAGTTTACAAATTTCATTCAGCGCAAATTTAAACGATTTAAAGCATCGAGGATATAAATATGAACATGCTAAATTAGGTGACCGTATATTCTTAGTAGACAGACGTATAGGATTAGATATTGAATTGCGTGTGGTTAAAATAGACAGAGCTTACAATCAGGAATATGAATTGAAAGATATTACCTTAACTTTTGGTAACAAGAACATGGCTGACACACACGCTAGTAACTTTAGTACTGCAGTTAGTAATATAACCGAGGTTATGGCTGGTAGAAAAGCGATTCCATTTGCTGCACTTGGTATCATTACACAATCAATGGTAACTAAAATTCAAAACACAAGTAGTGAATTGACGTTTGATATTAACGGTATTCACGCCATCGACAAGAATAATGCAAACAATATCGTAACCTTAAATAGTAGCGGTATGTATTTATCCACAGACGGAGGACGTACGGGTAAAACGGCTATTACAGCAGAAGGTATATCTGCTAGTGCCATAACTACAGGGGAAATGTTAGCAAACCGTATTCGTGGCGGAACTTTAGAAGCGATTAATGGTTATAGTCAATGGAATATGAATACAGGTTCGATGTACTTTTTCGGAGACTCATTGGTACGATTTTACTCTATATATAATCAAATTGTGCAAAGTACGCAAACGGGTAGTTATTCCGCAGGACTTAGTTTTGAAACACAATCTAATCCTGATGGTATGCTTGCTTATTTCGGTACATCTGCTGGCGGAACATTAAACCCTAGACGTAACGAATATGCTGGGTTAACTGTACGTAGTGATAATAGGACAACATTACTCACAGGTGACAAGATTATGTTTAGTTATGGACGTATTACAAATACTGTCAATGCACCTACTTGGACAATTGATGGTGTGTGGAATACGAATACTTCAGAACAATATTTTTTCGGTAATGACCCTGCTACACATAACTATCATTTGGGTAAAGCTAGTAATCCTTTTAAATCATTATATGTGGTTGGTATTGGTAGTGCTAATGCTGCGGTTAATTACGCATATTATGACAAATTATTTTCCAATACACTTAACAAATTTGAATTAAAAGAATTTGGGGGCGCACCTACATTGATGTATGGGGCAACTGGTATACAGTTTAAAGGCGCTGACGGTATCTTTGTTATCAATTCGCAAGGTACACAACTTACAAGAATATGGGGACCATAGGAGGTTAATATGGAAGTTAAATATATTGTATTACAAACTAACGCTAGTAATGGTCTTGAGTTAGGAGTACAACTAGATTACACAGGCTCTATCTATATGGTAGAGCCCGATAAATCATTCAGATTTTATAACCCAGATACCGCAAATGCAGTAATGGAATCTTTAAAAGCTGCAAACGAAACAATTGGTCGTGGATATGATTACAAAATTTTAAAAGAAACTAGGGAGGAATACACATATGGAACAATTAACGAATAAAGAAAAAGCTTTACAAATGCAAATTAACGATTTAACTGCATCGTGTATAGAATTAAGAAAAATGTTACTTGATGCATACGATGAACTAGAACAATACAAACAAGACAACGCAAAATTAGAAGAACAAAATAAATAACCATATGCTCGGCTATTCGTATAACGGTAGTCGGGCTTTATTTATTCTTTAACCTAAGGAAGTGATTCTATGACAAATGAGTACCAAAGAGCAGACCACGAAAGGCGTCTGACGCGTCTTGAAGAAGATAATAAGAAAATATTTAGCTCTTTGGACGACATAAAAAAAGGACAACATTCTCAAGAATTAGTGAATCAAAAAATGAACTTTACCTTAGATTCGATTAATAGAGAGAGAGAATTAAACAAAGAAAAAGACGAAGAAAGTCGTAAGGATTTTAAACAAATTAAATACTTGTTGCTTGGTACTGTCGCAACATTAGGAAGTTCGTTACTTTTGGCGTTGTTGCGCAGTTGGCTAGGCATATAAAGGAGGTGGGAGATATGTTCGGATTTTTAACGTTTGGAGCATCATTCTGGGAATGCTTTTGGTTCGGGAAATGTAAATAGTGAGTGAGTAGAGTCATCGCTTATGCGGTGGCTCATTAATTTTAATTAGGAGGTAAATTATGGAAGATAAAGTGAAACAATTTATTGCTTTAATCGGTGGGTTTCTAGGCGCTTTGTATTTAGCGTTACAAGCCAGTGGAATTAGCGCTGAATTTATTAATCCACAAAAGGTTGACGCATGGATTAACGTTATCAATACGGGCTTACCTTTAGTGTTGGTTGCTTACGGTGTGTGGAAGAATACATTTATCGTTAAAAAATCAGCGCGTGAGCAAGAAGAATACCTAAAAGAGAAAGGTTTGAAATAACATGCTAACTGCTATTGATTATTTAACTGAAAAGGGTTGGATTATTTCATCTGATCCACGCACTTATGATAATTACCCTAAAGATTATGGTTACCGTAACTATACAGAGAATGGCATTAATTATGATGCATTCTGTGGCGGTTATCACCGTGCGTTTGATTTATATACGAATGAAACGAATGATGTGCCTGCAGTCACAAGTGGTACTGTGGTTGAATCTAATGACTACGGTAACTTTGGTGGTACTTTAGTAATTAAAGATGCTAACGGCAATGATTGGATATACGGTCACCTACAACGTGGTTCATTGCGATTTATTGTGGGTGATAAAGTCAATCAAGGTGACATTGTAGGGCTGCAAGGTAGCAGTAACTATTATGACAATCCAATGTCTGCACACCTACATTTACAGCTTAGACCAAAAGACGCGCCAAAAGATGAAAAGTCGCAAGTGTGTAGCGGGTTGCCAATGGAAAAGTACGACATTACAAACTTAAATGAAAAGCAAGACAAATCGAAGAATGGGAGCGTGAAAGAGTTGAAACATTTTTATTCAAACCATGTTAAAGGTAATAAGATTACATCGCCAAAACCTAGTATTCAAGGCGTAGTCATCCACAATGATTATGGTAGTATGACGCCTAGCCAATACTTGCCATGGTTATATGCACGTGAAAATAACGGTACACACGTTAACGGGTGGGCAAGTGTATATGCAAATAGAAATGAAGTGCTTTGGTATCATCCAACAGACTACGTAGAGTGGCACTGTGGTAATCAATGGGCAAACGCTAACTTAATCGGCTTTGAAGTGTGTGAGAGCTATCCAGGACGTATTTCAGATGCTTTATTTTTAGAGAACGAAGAAGCAACATTAAAAGTTGCAGCAGATGTGATGAAATCATATGGTTTAGCGGTAAACAGAACGACAGTAAGATTGCACAATGAATTCTTTGGTACTTCATGTCCACATAGATCGTGGGAATTACACGTCGGTAAAAATGCATCGTACACTACTGCAAATATTAATAAGATGAAAGATTACTTTATTAAACGTATTAAACACTACTATGATGGTGGTGCTTTAAAAGTAAACAAATCCGAAACAATCAAACAAGAAGATGTTAAACAAGAGGTTAAGCAGCAAGAGAAAAAGCAAGTGGTTAAAAAGACTGATTGGAATAAGAATAAATACGGTACATGGTGGAAGAATGAACAAGCCACATTTAAAAATGGCAATGAAGAAATACAAGTTTGGGCAGAAGGGCCGTTTAGAATTAAAGGTAACGAAGCAGGAAAACTACAACCTGGCACAACTATCAATTATGATGAAGTAATGTTACAAGATGGTCACGTGTGGGTAGGTTATGATAGTTTTGAAGGTGAACGTCTGTATTTACCAGTCAGAGAATGGAACGGCGTAGCTCCACCTAATCATGGTGTAGGCCCTTTGTGGGGACAAATAAAATAAATTGTGCTAATATAATGTTAGGATACATTACATTTACTCCTCATATATTAGTTAGGTTAATTTTTCTAGGCAGTCTTTATGGCTGTCTTTTTTTAGTACAGAAGTATATTAAATGTCTAATATTTATTATGAGACACACTGGAAAATTTATGTTATTTTAAATACAGACATTCACTCAATGTCTGTATTTACTTTCCTTTACTATTTGGTATATATTAACTGGCGGCCTTATATGGCCGCCTTTCTTTATTGCTAAATACTTTCACATCAACTTGAAGTGTTTTTTATGACAAGTAAATTAAGGTGTGTTATTATACTAGAAGAACATTTTCGTTCTAACTACACTACACACCTCAAGCAAAGGTTTTAACGTTTCTGGACGGTCTTAATTGACCGTCTTTTTTGCTTATGATAATATATCCTTACAACCTTTCAATTTCAGTTTTAAAAACCTAATTTTTGTATTGTAAAATTCAGGCTAGCCGAAATGGTTAGCCTGTTTATTGTGTGAAGATGTAAGTATATGCAAATATAGACAATCTATCATTTAGCGTCGCCTGTTCATTTTAAAGGGTGAGTAATTTGTAAAGTAGATGTTTTTTTATGGCAAAAGTAAAAACAGTATGCTATTTTAATAATAGAACAGTATCATTATGTTCTACTATTATTTTCATCACATCTATTTTAGACGGTCTTAATTGACCGTCTTTTTTGAATTTGTTAATATTAATTTAAGCGTTACTAATATTTAGTTATACACACATTCCCAAGTTTTTTTAGAGTAGCTCTTGTAGCTGCTCTTTTTTTGTGATATATTACGAGAGTGTTCAATTTGTTTTAAATCTATGATGTGTAGGCTAACTGTAATGGTTGGCCTCTTTTTTTATGCTAATATACATATATACATGCTAAAAATAATAATCGTAATCGTTACATTTTTTAACCACCTATGCATGTCACTGGGTGGTTATTTCTAATAGGTTTCTAGCTTTGTGACTGACATGAATGTCACTCGCAAAAGTGGTATAATTAAATAGAAATTGCGGTGTATATCTGCGGAATGCACTTAAGGCATCTGTTGCGACGGTTGCCTGTTTTTATGCTATAATAGTTATATGAGGTAGTTGTTCCATGAAACGACTCGGTCATTGGCACAGACCTCTTAAAGTGCCTACATTACATTAACCGAGAATTCACATGACGTTGCTGACGAGCGACATAGCTCTGTGTCCTCGAATGAGGGTAAGTTAATGTGATGTATTTTTATATATACAATCAGGAGTGAATTGTATAGCCCGGCAGAGGCCATATATCTGGCTGTTGGTCCCGCAGGAGACTTCTTCCTCGCCCTTCGCTCGATACATATTCGCCCTACAATTGTGTAGGGCTTTTTTATGCTATTATTTAATCGAGGTGATACTATGGTACACGGAATAGATACTCACAGAATGATTGAAAAAGCGTTACAAATGCAACCTAGTACAGTGCAATTTATAGATTTAATGACAGATGAAGAAAAAGAAAAATACACTAAAATGCATAAATTAGAGAGTGACCCAGTTAGGTGGAAGTTTACAGAGGAATTGATCAAAAGACGATTAGATAGGAAAGTGACATTGTCTGTTAAATATGGCGATGACACTGTATACATAGACCAACCGTAATCTTAGTGATTGCGGTATTTTTTTAAAAAGTGAAGAAAAAGGTTGATTGCATCTCTATTGGGTAGTATAATTATATATGTAAGTTAGTTAATAACTTACGAGATTTGTGTAAGGAGGTGGAAGCCTTATGCAAGAGATAATAAAAATGTTCCTAGAGTATCCAGTATTAGCGGTACTGGTAATTCCAGGAACATTAAAACAACTAAGAATGTGGCATCTCGGTTACCTAGACCGAAAGCCAAGCAACAAAGATTAAATTATCTGGAGCCTTTTGGCTCCTCCTTACACTTGAAGTATATAATAAATTTTGGGGGTTTTCAAATATGACAAGTCAAATGTATTTATCATTATTTATATTAAGCCTGCCATTATTGTTGTTTATTGGAAGAAAGACACATTTTTATTATTTAGATAGAAAGAATGTGAGGAAAAATGACTGAGTTTAAAGAGGCAATCCAAAAACTGTTAAATAGTAATGTTTCAGGATATAAAATTTTTAAAAATACAGGGATATCACAAGGCCGTATTTCTGAATTAAGAAGAGGTGTTAGACCGTTAGAAGGCATCTCATTAGATACTGCCGAAAAATTATATAATTACCAAAAAGAGATAGAAGGAATGAAAAGTTCTAAAACATAA